CTTTATTGTTGTTGAGATAAACAGCAAGTTCGATTTGTGCGTCTTTTACTTCTTGTGGGATTTCTGTATCTGTATAGTAATCAGCCATAATCCTGTTAGGAAAAGATAGGCCATAAAGGTTTGTATATTGGTCAGGAACACGAACACCGCTTCGTGGCCACTGCCTTGCCTGTGTCTCAGATACCTTTGCACCTAAAAATTTTTCACGATCAATCCTTCTAGTGCTGGAAAATAAAGCACGATTCTTTTCGTCATCAGTGCTAGTTCCCCACGCTACAACGTCATCAGACTGAGTAAGACCTTCAACAAATGAATTTGCTTCAGCTAATGTTGCATAGCTATTAGCAGTCGCACTACCGACTGTCGCTACTATTGTGATCGCCATTTGATTTAACCTTTTTGGGTTTTGGTTTTGGTTTTGACTTATATGTGGAAACTGAAGCCGCCTTTTGAGCAGCTTCGTTTTGTTCCCTCATACGCCTAAAAGCGTACATTCCCATTAACTTGAAGCACCCTTAAGAGCAACAAAGTTAATAACAATAGCTTCACTTAATGAGCCAGAAGATACGTTTGCAACAGTTACTTTAAAAGATCCTGATGCCATTGTATTGGCGTTCACTAAATATGAACCAGCAGTTCCAGCAGATCCATGACAAGCCACAACAACATCAGTTGCTGCAATCTTGCTATTTGTCACTGTGAAAGTTACCTCAGCCGCAGCCGCTAAAGCTGCGTTGTTCATTGTGATTTGACCTGACTCTGTGTTTAGAGTTACACCTGTTGATTTGTCAGTGGCCTGAGTTACAGTGCCGCCTGTTGTTGGGCCTACTAAAGACCCAGCAGTTACATCAAATAAAGATGGCATGATTAATTACCTCTAGTCGTTATTAGAAACAACGGTAGCTCTTACGATACCGATATTCTTTGTTTCATAGACTTTCGACCAAGAGCCTACAGTTTCTAAAACTGTTCTATTTGGGTTAACAGTTGTCACTGCATACTTCAACCCTACTGGGTGATAGATGTAGTGGAGATCCACTGACATTGCCTCCTCAAGAGCAAGAATGTCTCTATCTGTTTGTGTTCTGATCGGAGCTTGCTCACCAGTAACAACAGCACCAGCAGTAAACATAAATACTGAGTACTCAGTTGATGATCCAGAGCCTGTTGTAGGAATATCGTCAGAAACGATAACTCTTAGACCCATAAATGTTGGAACTGTTGGGCTACCAAATGCGTTTTGGATAGAACCACCCGAAGCTGTAGCACCACCACCATTGATGTCTGTAGCTAGAACAAAATCAACTGCTCTTCTTTCAACAAGATCGTAGTAGCACTTTGAGTGCATTGCGATTGTTGTAAGCTTACCGCCTTGATCGCCTAGTAATGACTGAGCTTTTGCAACGTGTCTAGGACTTAACGTTGTTGGTGTATCACCAGACTCAGAATCAATAGTTAGATCAAACAATGCTGAACTACTTGAGTTTGCATTGATAGAACCAAAAGCACCAGTTAAGCAAGAATATAAATCCTTCTGTTTCTGGTTGTTTACATATGCAGCCATTTTCTGAGCAATAGCAGCCATTGGATCTGTACTGCTACCAACTGCAAGACTAGCCAAATCTCTTGAACTGAAAGCACGACCTCTGTGTAAAACAGCAGCGATCTGATTATCAGCTTGGATTTTAGATGGAGTTAATGAAGTTGAATCTGAAAGAACCTCAAAATCTCCTGTTAAGTTTGCTTTATAAAAAGGTATTTTTACAAAGTCGCCACCAGCGGTGGAAGATAGATTTAATTCAGCCAAAGGTTGCACAACCCCACTCTGTAGAAAGCTATCTGTCTGAGTAGTAGCCTCAATTAAGTAGGGGGTGAACACTTCAGGTATTATCAAATCACTGCGGACTGTTGCCATGATTTAAAAATTAATTGTTCACTTCGAGGCACAACCTCTGACATGGCACAACCATGTTGTTTATATACTAACCTGTAACTGCGTTTTTGAGCATATTATATTTATTAATGTCTGTTCTATATAACCTAGCTTGCTCTGTAAGGTTGAATGAATCAGGTGCAAATGGGTTTTTATCATTAGAAACAAACTCAGTCTGTACCTTTGTTGTAGTAGCTCCACCGCCTTGAGGTCTTGGATTCTTTTGCGCCCATTGAGGCATGTTTGCCATTGCCCACTCTTTGACATTAGTTCTGTTATATCCATCAACAACAACAACTGTGCCATCTGCTTCCCTAGCAAGCTGCTCCTTGCTTATACGGCTCAACGCATATTGAGGGTCGTGTACAACATCAGCAAGTGCTGTTACTGCTGGAGCTTCAACTTCTAATTGTCTTTGTCTAGCCTCCAACTCCTGTATCCTTTGTTTTTGCTGTTGTTCTGCTTCCCTGTACTGAGTTGCTAGTTTTTCTGTAGCCTCTTCATATCTGCCTTTTGCCTCAAGCTCTTCCTGTTCTTTTTTCTGCTTGAAAGCAATCAAAGCATTTACATCTACATCTTGAGGGACAGCTTTTGCAGCTTC